CTTCATAGTATACTAGAGACAATTAATACACTTATAAGTAATCACAATTTTGATTTTGAATTAATCTACCATGTTAACGATCTTAATGAATTACTAGATAGCTTTTGGCTTATCTATACCAAAGCTAAAAGCTAAAAAATCTTACAATTAATAATTTGAGCCTTCAAGAAATTGGAGGCTTTTTTTATATTTACATCGTCAAATCACTCAAACAAAACGGATCTATTTTTTATCTAAAATATAGGCAGGTGTCGGTGTACAGTAATGTCCCGGGGTTTCTATCCTGCCTTTTTGGTTTGAGTGAGCCTGACAGCACCTGCTTTTAAGCTACCAACCAAAATGATAGATAAAACATTAGAAATAATAAACTTCTTTAAACAGTATTATTCCCCAGGTAATATAGATAATACTCTGGAAGATCTTCAACTTACCACATCGGGAGTGTTAGAACTTCTATTTCAAATTTTTCCGAAGGATTGCATAGATGACTACGATCTACATTCAATACTTACTCAGTTAAATTACACCCCACAAAAGAAGGGCATCAAAGAATTCGTGTGGTGCCTTAAACAAAACTAAACCTCTTTTTTCTGTCCTATTCTAATGAAATGACAATTGCCATTTTTGAAACATGGCAAATCAGTTACCTATAATTAAAACAGGAGATTCTTCCTTCGATAAAATTTATGCGTATTATCGAGACCCTTCTAAATATCCACTTACTTCAAAACAAACCGAATTAAAAGATAGGTGGTTAGCGGCATTTGCTTTGCGTCAAAATTTCCATTCTAGGGAGCAGGCCTGTAACGTGCTTATGGAAAAGTACAAAATCAGTCGTGCTCAGGCTTATCGTGATTTAAAAAATGCAGAACGTCTGTTCGGCAATGTTATGAAAGCAGATCGAGATGGAACACTGGCAATCTTATACGAATACTCACATAAATATCTACTTATGGCAGTAAAAGCCAAAGATTTAAAGGCTGTTGGAAAAGCCATTGAACTCATGGGTAAATATTCAGATATAGACAAAGAAAATGCAAACAATTTCAATCCTGAAAAGTTAGAAGATAAACCTATTAAAATGTCAATTCCTAAAGAAGCGGTTACGGCAATTGTCAGTCAACTAGCTACAGGGGCATTAGACTTTAATGAATTGGTAGTAGATACCGATTATGAAGAAGTGAAAGGAGATGAGTAAGCCTAGTCGATTTCGAGAAGTTATTTTAAATGCTGCTCAGTTGGCAGCTGTGCTGGCAGTTACAGTACTTAAAAAAACTAAGATATTTTTAGAATGGGGACGAGGAACCGGTAAGTCCTTTATCCTCGCATTCTTTATGAAAAAAATGGTCCAGCAAATGCCAGGGGCTTCCTTTGCACTTGTCGGTTCCACATATCAGCAAATTTTAGCTAGGACCTTACCATCTACAAAAAAAGGACTTTCTATACTTGGTATTTATGAAGGCTACGATTACGTAGTAGGTAAAAACGGGGCTAAATACGGGTTTGCAGAACCGATCTATGCGCCAGAGAAATGGGATAACATCATTCATTTTTCAAACGGATCAACTTTTCAATTAGTATCACTTGATTATCATGAAAGTGGGCGTGGTTTAAATTCATTTGGAATATTAGGCGATGAAGCAGCTTTATTCGATCCGGAAAAACTATTTACAAATGTAAAGACAACTAACAGGGCTAAAGAAGCCCGTTTTGAAAAAGCGTCATTATTGGGGGCTGAAATCTATGCTTCTTCAACCCCGCTCACCAAAAAGGGACGTTGGTTCACAGATATGGAAGAAGTGGCAAAGAAAAAGCCTAAAAAGTATGCATTTATTAAGGCATCTGCATTAGTTAATAAAATCAACCTTCGTGAAGAGTGGTTTGAAGAAATGAAAGATGAATCACCTTCAGATACCTATTATAATGCAGAGATATTGAATATACGTCCAAAAGAAATACTAAACGGATTCTACCCTCAATTAAAGCCTGAGAAACATTACTATATAGATTATGATAATGATTATCTGATTAGTATCACAGGTAGTTATACTCCAAAGTCTTTCAACTGTCTCCAGGACAAAGACATTGATAAGAGCAGACCGCTTATATTATCAATTGATTGGGGTAACTTCTTAGGTGCTGTAATCAGTCAGGAAATACCTAATAAGTATCGTGTACTTAATTCAATGTGGGTAGAGAAACAAAACAATGATGAGGAGGATCTTATCAATGATTTCTGTGAGTACTATGCACCACACCCTAAAAAGGAGGTACATCTATACTACGGCCACGATGGTAATGCTAGGGTTCGTAAAGGGACGAACGAAACATACGGGGATATGATTGTTGCCATGTTGGAAGCTAAGGACTGGATTGTATACGATGAGAGTAAAGGTAAGCCTGTAGCACCTCACAACGATAAACATATACTAATAAATGTAATGCTTAAAGGTAGCAGCTCTCGCTATCCAAATATAGATATCAATGAGCAGAATAATCCTGATCTTATCATTAGCTTAGAAAGAGCTGAAGCCAAAGATGGTAAGAATGGTATTGAGAAGGTGAAGAAGGATGAAAAGAATCCTAGTATGAAACAGCAACATACCACGCACCTATCGGATGCCTTTGATATTCCTATCTATACAATGTACAAGCATCTACTTAAACGAGAAGTAGAACACTGGAACCACCCAACGACTTTATAGAAATACACTCCAAAACTTCATATTTCCTTAAAAAACGCTAATGGCAATTGTCATTTCCCAAAGGATGCGGCGTGCGATACTCTCAGAAAAGAGATTTCACGGGATAAAATTTAAGTTTAAATTATTGAAAATAAGGTGTTTACGTTTTTAAAAATGAGATTATTGTATAAAAAACGTGCTTTTTTTGAGATTCTACAGGAAGATTTCTCATAAAAAAGGGTGTTTTGATGCAAAAACTAGCAGATTTTGAGAATAGAATCCGAATAATTTTCCTGTCCTATTTTAAAAAATTGCAGCTGACGAAATTAGCATCATGGAAGAAACAATTTCTTTAAAAGATGGCTTGGCCATAATTGATCGTGTGGATAAAGAAGGAAATGCAATTCCTTTTGATATTTCATTTAGATCACTAAACCGAAATTCAAAAAGTGGTGGAAAGTTATATGAATATAAAGGAGCTCGAAAACTACGTAGAAGCAAATCAGATGCTCCAAATTTATTAGCCGTGGCTCAATCAAAAACCCGCATCAAAAGGAATCCGAATCACTTCCAGAATAGAACTCGAAACCTTGAATTGCAAAACAAGGATATACGAAAAATTCACATTCGATTGATTATTTCAATCAACGGAAAAAAAGTTGTTTACTAATGAGTATAGTATTTCATGGTGATTTCGCTATTACAAGCGGTAATACAAAAGCACTAGTACATTTCTCGAAATCTAAAAACGAATCAACTGTTACAAGTGTCGCTTTAACAGCCGAACATGAAGGCGATAAAATTGCTTCATGGGGAACGAATAATGATTTTCCAGATCAATTTCTAAAAAAAATAAAACCTGCGGGTGCGCTCAGATCAGGATTGCGCACCAATAGAAAAGCACATTATGGTTCAGGTTTTGTTTTGGCTGAAGAAACTTTTGATGATGAAGGTAAAAGAGTCATCACTCCAAAAAGTATCAGGCAGTATCCAGAGATACATGCCTTTTTCAAGCAAAATCAAATGAAACGTTTCCATAAGGAAATTATTGCTGATTTAGAATATTGGGGGCTTGCTGTTCCTGAGTATGTTTTGTCAAAAGATTACAAGAAAATTACTAAGGTCAAACGTCAAATGACCGCGCATTTTAGATATGAGTTGATGGATGAAGCTAGCCGAATGATCAAAAACGGTTATCTATCTACGAAATGGGCTGATGGGGTAGATGTTGCTTCAAAGTATGTATCAAAAGTGCCTTTAATCGATAGTTATTGGACAGCTGATCAAGTTAAAGAATATTGTAAAAAGCATAAGATTCACAATTTCATTCGTCCTATCTATTTTCCTTTAATAAGTGAGAGTTATTATCCTGATCCTGAATTGCATTCAATTGACAGCAGCGGATGGTTAGATATTATCAACTCAATTCCAAAATTCAAAAAAGCTTTCCTAGAGGAAAAAGCTAATATCAATTATCATATTGAAGTATATGAAGAATATTTTGAGCGTAAGTATAAAAAGGACTGGCAAAAATTTACTCCAGAAAAAAGGGATGAAATAAGATCTGAATTTGTAAAAGAACTCGATAAATCATTAAGAGGAGTTGAAAAAGGCGGTAGTAGTTTAATGTCCATCATGTACAAAGATGATCAAGGAAAAGCGCAGCCTGGTATGAAAATTACAGACGTGAGCGCAAAAAATACAGATGGAAAGTATTTAGATGATACATCAGCTGGAACACAGGCAGCGCTCACAGCTGCAGGTGTAGATCCTTCAATTATAGGTGCAGGTATACCAGGGGGAAAACTAGGTGCTGGATCAGGAAGTGATAAAACATCATCTTGGAATATTCTCTCATCAATGAAGCATACTGACAGAGAGACAACCTTAGAACCTTTTGAATTCATTCAACAGTACAATATATGGGATGAAAATCTTATTGGCGGCTTTGAAAATACTACACTCACCACTTTAGATAAAAATCCGACAGGAACTCAAAAAACAGCACAGTTATGATTATTAAAGATACAGCGACACTTAGAAAATATTTATCTATAAATGGTTCAGTTGAATATGTAAATCTTCTTCCATATATAAGAAAAGCTGAACGTAATTTTTTAAAGCCAATTATTGGTGCAACACAGTTGGTTGAGTTTGATGTAGAGGAACCGCCAACAGATCAAATTATTAACCAGGCTTTAGAATTAGCTCAGGAAGCAGTTGCTAACTACGCATATTATTTATACTTACCAATCGGTGCTGTACAAATTTCTGATAATGGAATTCATGTTGTTGATAATGAAAATACTAAAACAGCTTCAGATAAGCAGTTCAAAGAATTACAGCGATCGTTCTTAAAATCAGCACATGAAGCTTTAGATGAATTGTTAGAACACATGGAAATGAGTGCAGATAAATTTATGTCTTGGTTTAATCAGGAGCATTACACAGTTTACAAGGATTTACTAGTTAACAAAACATCTATATTCAACAAATACTTTCACATATTTAATAGTCGCCAAACCTTTATAGCTATACGACCGAATATTATAGTTGTAGAAGATCAGTTTATTCAGCCTACTATCGGATCAGAATTACTTTCTACTTTAAAACAAGCACAAAGTAATGATTTGCGAAAAAAAGTAAAGGAATTACTGCAGCACTCCATTGTTAGTTTTTCAGTAATGAAAACAGTTGATAACGGTATGTTTGTTTTGGATGCAAAAGGAATGCATATGCGTTTTGATGTATTGCCTTATGAGAAAAATATGGGTATTAACAAATCGGGTCATTCGGATCTAATAAATAACATTAAGCACAATAAAAACATAGAAGGTGAAGAGTATTTAAAAATGGCATTGGATCTAATACATAATAATGAATCCATCTTTCCGGAATATACCAAAAAAGAAGATCAGGACCATGTAAGTATAACAGTCACCAAGTCTATTGTAGGCTTGTAAAATCCTGTCCTATTTTAAAGATAGTAATACCTAGATATTTGAAGTATGATAAGATTTTTTAGTGTGGTTAAGCAAGAGATTTCTAATGTGATTGCATTTTTTAAATGTGATTCTGAACTTATTACTTGCGATAATGACGATATAACTTGTGATATAGATTAATATGGCATTCAATGAAACAATAAATTTAGGAACAGCAGCAAATAATGGTACTGGTGATGGATTACGCACAAACATGGGCAAACTCATTGAGAATGATAACTATTTAAACAATCGTTTAGATTCTTTTAGTCCTTATGTGCCAAAATCATACCTATCATTAGCAGCTGCACAATCAGTAGATCCTATTCCTGAAGATGGTACTCCATTTACAGTCTACAATCCAAATGATATTTTAGAAAATGGAAGGTACTCATGGCAAAATGGTGTGACTGTCAAAGAAGAAGATTTTTATGAAAATCAGATAGATTCTAACAATACCACCAAGGCGGTGACTGGTCAAGCAGTTCATGACTTTAACTATGAACAAACAAAGTTAAGTCTACAGGGAACTTTAAAAGGCTTTGAAAGTAATTTTTTCAGTACTTACGATGGTAATGGTTCTAAAACCATTCTTCCAGTTACTTATACATTAGAAAATGATGGGGATTTTGTAGAATTCGATTGTAAAGTAAATGACACTTCCGGTTTTAAAGGCCTAGGAATATTAGGTGATGAATCTCCGCTTAAAAATGTGATCGGTTTTGGCACTAATAATAATTTATATGTAAGAAATGATAGCGGTGATTGGATAACAACTGTTGGTTTTTTATTATCAATTGATACAGGTGATTTGATCAAAGTTAAATTGTTGTGGAATGCTGGTTCTATAGATATTTACAAAGATAATGTGTTTCAAAAAACGATCGCTTCTGGAATAGTCAAGATCAATAATATTGGAGCTGCGTATGAATCTGCTGGAAATACTTTTGATGGAGCTGTAAAAAATATTGCCATTGGAGTTGGAGGCTTTATTACTAAAATCGCAACACCTTATCTATATCAGGCAGATAATACCAATGTTTATTTAGAGAACGAAAAAGGTTTTTTAACATCGACACAAGCTGAGAATATAGCACAAGTAGATTTGAATAGTTCAAACCTTGTTAAAGCTCAAGAGATTATTTTAGAAAATCATTATGTAAGGTTCAATGGTTCTACAGCTAAAACTACATTGGACCAAGTATATACATTAGAAAATGATGGGGACTACATTGAAATAACAGCCCGATTTAATGGATCTACTTATCAGGAAGGTTTAGGACTATTTGGAATTGAAGGAATGTCTACTAATAGCTTTGGTTTTTTTAATGATTCCGAAATTTGGTTTAGAGCCGATGGTGATAGTGATTTTTCAAAAGTAATGGGATTGTCTTTATTAAATAAGTTCTCGAAATACAGATTAGAAGTTATTAATAACGCTTCTGAATTTGAGGTTTTTAAAGATGAAATTAGTGTAGGTGTTTTTGTAAAAAGTAATGATTTTAAAATTCAAAATATAGGTAATGCGTATACTTCTTTTGCAAAAGTAGATGTTAAGAATATAAAAATTAATACCTCGGAAAATAGTATTGATATTCTCAATCTTTATTTTTCAAATCAATCCAGTATAGATTTAGATTTTAGAAAAGAAAATGTAGTATCTGAGGCCAGCTTCAAGAAGTGCTACGTTACATTTGATCCTGTTGGAGCTAATGGAAATGAACAATTCTTTGTGTACGTTCAAAATGAGTCGAATTTGAAATTTTATTACGGGTTTGAAATAGTTCACGAAGTAGATGCTAGTGAACTTGTATATATGAATCAATACAGATTATTTAAGGCAAACATCTTTGAGTTTGACGGTCAAGATATGATTGATACAGGTCAGGTTGCTCTAACCTATGGTGAAAGTGAGTTTGTTTATCAAACTCCTGGAAAAGTAGATTTTACTGGAGGCTACCATGGAGATGAACAACTGATCAATGTTGATTTTTATATTGATGGCGTCAGACTAACGGATTTATCTACTAGTTTTTCTTTAAAGTCTTGCTGTGAATTCGCTTATATTCAGAAGTCTACAATGCATGAATCAGCAGCAACAGGTGATGTTGTCAATCCAGCGCATCCAATAGAAGCAATTCATTTTAAACATTCTATTTTCTCTAAAAGTGGCTACAAAACAATCAATAGATTGATATGGCAAAATGATTTAACCTTAAGCATTGTATATGGTTCTATTGTTTGTTTATCAACACAAGTCGGAGGCGCAGGACAGACTTCAAATTACGAAATAGAAACCTTTGATTTTGGAGGTGGTCACAAGTTATCTGAAATCAACGATAATGTTCATGTATGGAATGAATTAAATAAAATGTCGGCGACTGTTCAAAGTGAGTTTGATGTTTATAATGATAGTTCGGAACAATTCATTTGGGATACTTCTTCCTATAATAAGTATTACAGAGATATTGCTCATAATGGAGATATAACAGTTGTAAATGGAGATCAGTGGAATTTGATTACTACCGTTAAATTTAATAAACAATAATGAAAGACTATTTAATTGAAAACATTGATAACATACTCGCTTACATTTTTGGCGCAGGTGGTATTATAAGTGGATGGTTTGAAAGAAAAAAACGTAAAGCTGATGCGCTTTCTGGAATGCAAGAAAACTACGATCGATTTGTGGAACATGCAAAACAAAAATGGGGAGAATTTGAAGAGGAGATCAAGCAATTGCAAGAAGAAATCAAACGTGTCAAGGAACACGCTAAGAAGGAATATGATTTATTGAAAGCTGAATTTGATAAATACAAAAAAACACACCCATAATGAAAAGAGTAAAATTACAAAGACTATGGTCTGACGGTAATCAGACAACTGGAGTGCTAATGGTCCTAGATAGAAAGGGACAACCTGTGTTTGCTTCTCTATCTATCGAGAGAGGAGATAGAAACAACCAAAAGAATGTGAGTAATGTTCCTGCTGGAACATACCCGCTAATTTTGGAGTATTCACCAAGATTTGATCAGAATCTTTATGAATTAAAAGATGTTCCTAACAGAAGAGAATGCAAAGTGCATGCATCTAATTTTTGGAAACAATTGAACGGCTGTATTGCGCCAGGCGTAAAATTGAAAGACATGAACAGCGATGGTTATTATGATGTAACGGACAGTCGAAAGGCGTTGGAAGCGTTTCATATGGCTTTAAAAGGCGTTGAAAAAACTACTATTGAAATAATAAATCCACAATGATTAAGCTAGTATTTAAAATCATGTTGTTTGTTTTAGTTAGTTCATGTACGGTAAAAAAACAGGCAGTCAAAAGGAAAACCACGAAGGTTGAGGCAAAAGATGTTACTACTTCAGTTGTACGTACCATACAAGAAAAACGCCCAGGTAAACAAATTACCACGGAGATCATCCCTATAGAAAAGCGAGAGAGAGACCAAAACGGTCAAATCAAAGAGCTTATCAAAGAATTTAAAGAAGGTGGACTGACAAAGACTATACTTTACAAGCCAGATGGTTCAGTAAATGTTCAATGCATTGAAGATGCAATTGACCGAATAATTACCGAAAAATACAATCAACGAGATAACTCAGTTATCACAGAGCAAACCAAAGAGAAGGAAAAACAAAAAGAAGAAAAGTTTAACCCAGCTCCATTTATATATGGACTCATTGCCTTATTAGTAATTCTTTTTATTGCCTTTTTTGTAATGAAGCGTTTAATTGAACGATCAGTAATAAAAAAGGTATCAGTATAATGATTATCAATTTAAAAATACCAGGATCTTGGAATGAACTCAATAATCGGCAATTAAAAAAAATAGCTGGTTATTTTCATTCAGAAATGAATCCTGTTGTTTTTGACTACTATATACTTGTATCACTTTTAGATGTAAGATGGTGGCAACTTAGAAAGAAGTGGAAACTAAAAAAAACACTTCAAAATGCATTGCTCTCTGATCTGAAAACGCATTATGATTGGATGTATAATTCGCTTGATCTGACTAGATTTATTCCAAGGATCAAACTGAAAAAAATCCTAAAAACAAAAACGGTATTATATCCACCTGGCGATCGTATTAATAACTTAACGGCGGATGAATTTGCACATGCAGAAGATCTATTTTTAGGATGGTATAATTCTAAAGATTTGGAATATCTGGTGTATTTAACAGCTTTGCTATATAGAGAGCTTGACCAAAACGGCAAACGAATTCCATTTGATAAGTCTGAGCTTGAGTCGAGAGCTGCAGTTTTATCTAAAATAGATACACGTATTTTATATGCTATATTTCTCAGCTATGCAGGCTGTAGAAATTATTTAGCCGAACAATTCCCAACCATATTTCCAAAACCTGAATCACCTCAAAAGCCTCCGAAAAGTAGCGGTTTTGGAAAACTTATATTAGAATTATCAGGTAAAAAATTCGGAACGTATATGGAAACTACATCTACAAACATCTACACGTTTCTAAGCGATTTAGAATTAGAACTAAAAAAACATCAAAATAATGCCTAGAATTTCATTTTTAGCAATAGTCAATTATTTGGAAAGTCTCGCAGTCAGTCATATAGATATAAAGAGTTCCTATCGCTGGAATTCTTTAGAATTTTCAGGTAAATTACGTTCTGGTGTAGAATTGCCTGTAATGCTTATCGACTCTGTAGAAACTCAAACCGATGGAGACAATACAAAGACGATTCATAATAATATGACCGCATTTACAATTTTAGGCAAGCTCAATACTAAAACGGGCAATTTAGACGAATATCAAGCCCAAAACCTAGTACTTGATTTCTGCCAAAATATTTGTTTTGATCTTGAAACTCGTATTCTTTATGATTCGGACCAAATCAAAGATGCTCAAGGAAATAAAAACTGGCTTTATGGAATGGTGGACAGAAAATCTTTCCACCACTTTAAAGTTGGTCCTATTTTTACAGATGGTTTATATGGCTATCGTTGCGAGGTAACTATAAATAATCAAGAGTGTGTCATTCCGGATTCTTCTAAATGGGATGATCTATAAAATACTGCTTCTGATTCCTGTCCTACTTTAAGACTGCCAACACATCTAAATTGCCAATAAATTAGATGTAATGGCTAGTGACAACTTCGCAGAATTAGAAAAAAAAGCTGGGCGCAAAGCTGCTCAAAAACTACGTAAATCACTTAAAGATCTTATCAAACATGGATTTGAAACTACACAAGGTAATAGTGATCTACTGCGTAGTACAGTACTCAGTAAAATGAAAGCTGGACAGTTAGAGCGTCTAGTTATTAAAATGCCGCATTATGGTTTCAAGAATCACTTTGGTTTTGAAGGTGTACGTTCTAATAGTATTAGGTTAAAATTGATTTCAAGAAAAGGCTTTCTGGCTGATGCTGTAACTAAAACAAATGCATTAGAAAAACTCGCTACAGAGATTGGAGAAATCAGAGCAGATGAAGTTAGTGCAGAAATAAAGTTTTAGAAATGGCTGAAAAAAAGATCACAAGACGCTTATCCATATTTATAAATGGCAAGGAAATCAAAAATAGCCTTGGTGCCATTGGACGTGAGATCTACAAAGTAAAAAAGAAGCTTAAAGAAGCAACTGATCCAGCAGACATTAAAAAATACCAAAAAGAACTCAAAAACCTTGAAGAAGCTTTTTCAGAAGTAGATCGAGAAATTAATGGAGTCAATGCAGTACTAAGAGAAGCACGTGGACATTGGGATAATTTTACTGCAGGTCTTTTAAGCGGAAACTTTGAGTTAGCCAGTAAAGGACTCCGTGGAATTCTTACGAATATCAAAGCAATAACAAAAGCAGCTTGGACTTTTATAACTACACCAATCGGAGCGGCGTTAGCTGTTTTGGCAGCCGCAGGTGCAGGACTCAAAGCTTGGGTAAATTATAATCTTGAAATTGAAAAAACCAATACGTTAGTAAAAGACTTAACACAGCAATCTGGAACCGCTGTCGATGCCATACGTATTCGTGCAGAGGGACTTCAAAAAACATTCAAAGTAGACATCAACGAAAGTATAAGTGCTGCCAAAAGTTTGGTTAAAGGTTTTGGAATCTCCTACGATAAAGCCTTTGATATTGTTGAAGATAGTGCTATACGTGGAAAATTGAAAAACAAAGAGTTTTTAGAAAGCTTAAGGGAATATCCTACACAATTTCAAAATGCTGGTTTTTCTGCTCAGGAATTCGTAGACGTCGTAAATGCAGGCTATGATTTAGATATTTACACCGATAAGCTTCCAGATGCAATTAAAGAATTTGGTTTAGCGCTCACCGAACAAACCGATGCTGCAAAAGAAGCGCTTACCAATGCATTTGGACCAAATTTCACAAATAAATTACTTCGTGATGTAAAAAAAGGTGCCATCACAACAAAAGATGCATTAGCACTGATATCAAAGGAAGCTAAACGAATTGGACTCAATTCACAACAGGCACAACAATTAACAGCAGATCTATTCAAAGGTGCAGGTGAAGATGCTGGGGGAGCTTTAAAGGTTTTTCAAGCTGTCAACGTAGCGCTTAATGAGCAAAAAAAACCACTTACTGAGGTTCAGGAAATTCAAAAAGAGCAGATTGAAACAAATAAAGAACTCAATGGAATCTACTCGCAATTATTTGCTTCAGGTTCGAAAGGTTTTAATATGTGGATTCAAAAAGGGAAATTATTCGCAACCAAAACCATTATTAAAATCCTAAAAAAGGGTGTTGGTCTCTACAATTGGTTTGTGGATTTGAATAACCAAAGCGGTCTGTTTTCTGCTATTTTAGTGGGAATAGGTGAAGTAGCAGTTGCACCGTTTAAAATACTAGGGGCATTAGTCAAAGGAGCTTGGAATAGTTTCAAGGGCTTGGGCAATATGATTGCTGGTATTTTCACTCTTGATTGGGATAGATTTAAAAGTGGACTGAATCAAGGATTTAGTGGTATTTCAGATTCTATCAGAGAATTAGCTGGTGAAGCTAAAGAATCTGTAGATAATATTTTCGATGCTTTCAATGGAAAGCATAAAATCAAAAAAATATCATTAAAGGATTTCGTTTCGGATGATGCGCCTGAAATGCCTGATGTCGCTCCTGTGGCAAACAATAGAGCTACAGCAAAACAAATTGAAGACGCAAAAAAATTGCTGGCCAAAAAACGTGAACTCTTTGAACGATCTGAACAAGAACTCAATAAGATAATTGAAAAGATTCAACAACAACGCCTTTTAAATACCAAAAAAGGAATTGAAAAGGAACTGTTTGCGATCGATCAGAAATACGATAGCCTTATTGAAAAATTTGTATTGTCAGAAGAAGAGAAGACAATACTTACTCTTGAACAAATTGAAGCTCGCGAAAATAAAATCAAGGAACTAGAAGATGCAAAAGAAAGGGAAAAGCATGAACTAAAGAAACTACGAGAAGCTGAATTTAAAGCAGAGCTAGATGCTATCAAAGAAGAAAACAGGCTTTTGGAGGAAGAAGCTCGTTTTGAAAGGGAGGCGGAGGCTGCGAGGTCTGATGAAGAGCGTCAGTTAATATTACTTGAAAAAGCCAGATATATAGCCAACGAACAACTCAAAATTGAGCGAGATGCAGAGCTGGCAAAAGTAAAAGAAGTCGAAGGGGCTGAGAAACTAAAAGCTGCTATTCGCAAAAAGTATCAACTTAAAAAAGCTAAGGTTGATGCTGAATTTTTTACAGCTGAGAAAGCCTTAAAATCAGATGTTGTTCAATGGACTAAGCTTACTGAAGAGCAAAAACTAGACACTATAAAAGGTGCGCTGAATGGTGCAGCTGAAGCTTTCAACAAAGGTTCGGTTGCATGGAAAGCAACAAAAATTGCAGAAACTACCATTACTACGTATCAATCGGCAATGAATGCCTACAATGCACTTGCGGGTATTCCAGTTGTTGGTCCAGCGCTTGGAGCTGCAGCAGCAGCTGCAGCTGTTGTTTCAGGTTTGAAGCAAGTTCAACGTATTGGGAGTACTCGTTTACAAAAAATGCCGAAACACTATTATGGTGGTTTTACAGGAGATAAGGCAATCTATAATGATGAATATGGAAAAGTAACCGGTGTTGTACATGATGGTGAGTGGGTAGCACCTAAATTCATGCGTCAAAGTCCAAGATACGCGCCAACAATTAACTGGTTAGAGAAACAGCGAAAAAAAGAGCTTGGGCAATTCTTTGATGGTGGAGATACTTCGCCTTCTACAGATTTGGATATCGGCGATGATGATTTTGATGATAACAGACCAGACATAATGGCTTTATTGCTATTGGAAATAAGTCGATTAAACGAAGCTTTAGAAAAAGGAATTATATCTAAAACATACATTGGGGATGATGAAATTCAACGTCAAAAAGATAGAGAAGAAAGGTTAGATCAAACAAGAGAAAATGCAAAAATAAAATAGAATGCCAGTAACACCGAACCAATTAAATTTCAATTATGAAAATGGAGGATCACAAACACCTCCGACCAGAATTGTAAACTATTCACATAATGGAATAGATACAGTTGTTACCGATAAACCTTCATGGATAACAGTTACAAATGTGACTAATACAACTGCTTATATTAAATTGCATTCAAGTGTGAGTAATTTAGCCGTTGGAACTTATTCAGGGCAAATAGACTTTGCTTCTGTGCATTGGGATGATTACAACCTGCCTGATGGAACCCAAGCAACTTATAACATACCTTTAGGAACCGTAAGTGTCACACTAGTAGTTACTGAAATTTTGGTTTTGTCAATTTCTCCGCAAAACATCACTTTTAATTTTGAACTTGGAGGTGCTGCACCAGCAGCGCAAACCATTTATGTGACCTCAGAAAATTCCTGGTCCGTTACCACAGCTATCAATTGGGTTTCACTATCACAAACTACAGGAAGTAATGACGGATCTTTCACGATATCGGTAACTCCAACAGGATTAAATCCTGGTACTCATGCAGCTGTAGTAACTGTAGATGATGGAACTTCTATAGATATAGCTGTTTCTTTAGTAATCTCAGAAGCAGCCACAGGAAGTGATTATTTATATGTTTTTCCAAACACTTTAAACTTTGGTTTTACCCAATTAGGAATATTGCCACCTGCGCAACAAGTAGAAATAAATGTCTCAGGAGATTGGAATGCGTCAGCAGATCAATCATGGATTAGTTTTAGTGCTAGTTCTGGAACTTCTGGGATTCATGACTTACAAATTGGACTTACAAATACTTCAAATTTAGTAGAGGGTGATCATACTGCGGTAATAACGATTCAGTCAGGTTCCATCGTAAAAACTGTTTCGGTACTCTTATCTGTTTACACCTTTATTCAGGACCTATTAAACCCTGGGGAATTGTATTTTACAGAAGAGGATAATTATATTGTTGTTTCTTCAGGTCGTATCGATACGCACCTAACAATTAATATAACATCTACATACGAAGGTATAAGTAATGATTTTGATTATCACATTCCATTTTTTGAGGGCATTGCAAAACAACGCTTAGGGCTTGAAGCCAAAAAAATAATAGGGAAACGTCCGTTTTCGGGTATCGGTGGAGCATTAATATATGTTCCGTATAATCCGGTGCAATTAAATTTGCAAATAAAAGAAGTTGAAATCTTTGAAGATGTTACTGTCCAGGAGATAATTCTCAACAATCTGTTATTTGTTAAGGGAACAACGCCAGTCAATAATTGGATGAGTGATTTACCGCTTAAGATATATGTTACTTCTAAGGCGGTGTTGTTTTTTAGTTTCAAAGCAAATAACCTAGATTCAGCAGATCTACTAACTGTAAGTGGAGCTGTCAATACTACCTATTCCTTTACAAATGGTATCAGTCATTTTTATTCGGTTATTTTTTCCTTAGCAGATCTAGTCTTAAAAGTTGGAGATAAGCTAAAATTTGAAACTTTAAACGCAATTTTTGATGTTGAAATAAAGCCTGATGGTCCAGATCATTCAATGATTTTTTGGGAAAATCAGTGGGGCTTTTGGGATAGTTTTGAGTGTACAGGAGAATTCATCTCAGAGAGTAGTTACAAAGATACTTCTTTTGCCTTCAGGAAAAATCATAGAGAAATGGAAACCAAAGTGCTGGATGTTACAGAAAAGGAGTCATACAGAATTCAAACAGGTTGGGTGTATTCACAAGGCGAAGTCCTAGCGCTTAAAAAAATGCTCAAGTCTAAGAATATAGTGCTATTGTATCAAAATGAATTTATCAATGTAAGATCTACAACAAAAAAACTTCAAGTATCAAGAACAGACGGTTTTTTAAGAGAATATAATCTAACTTTTGAAAATGTAATTGTATGATAGTTTTTTATGGTGATAATGGTTTTCAACTTGATTTAACTGAAACGCTCTTAACTTTTGTTGAAGAGAATCCACTTTTTTACAATTATTTTATAAGGAACTATACCTGGCCATTCACTAAGAAAATTGATGATGAAGTTTCAATAAAATTAGGTTTATTGGATGTTGAGAATATTGCTAACTATACGACAAAGTATTATGGTAAGTTAGCAATTCACGGCAATTTTGATCAAGCATACTTATTGGTTACAGATAAAAAAGGTGATGTAATTGAAGGTGAAATATATTATGGTAGATCGAGTTTTTCATTACTTGATAAGCCACTTAAAAGCCTTCCGTTTGTTGTGATCAATACGAATGATCTGCGGCAACATGCTGAGGATATAATTACCAAACAGTATCCTGAGGTTGGGTATAACTTTCCTATGGTCATAAATAAGAAGTTTTCAGAGACTTCCAAATATGAAAAGTTTGAAGGGATCATAAATAACTACAGAGATCAAAATTTCGTTGGCAATTCTTTTGAGACAGAAATAATAGATGGCACGCAAACTGCTGTTTTGTACAATCGTAATATCATGGTACCATTTCCTTATTTGATGGAAATACTACGAGTTGCTTTTGCAAGCGAAAATATGATTATGCTGGGAAGTTTTGTCAGCGATCCTGCCAACGAAAAGTTACTTGTCTATACAGATAAGTACCTGGAAAAATTTCAATCAGGATTGCCGGACTTTTTTCAATTTACAACGGCTGCATCACAGTTATGGGGATCAGGAGTTGTAACGGCCAACTATAGTCGAAATTATGTTGTAAGTCAAACAGGATCCTACAAAATTAAAATATTGATCAATATTCCTAATACGATTGATTTAGATGAATTTAAAGTTGTCTATAACCAGGAAGAACTATACGCATCTTCTTCCAATGTCATAGACAAATTATTGACTCTAAATGTGCAGAGTGTAAATGATATTGGCACGTTGCAGTTTACTATGACTTTAAAAAGATACACGAATAATTCTTCAGAATCAATTGAAGATATATCTGCTTATAATAGTTTCAATTTTGAGTTTTCAAATGGACAATTAAACATATTTCCAAATAACTTTTCACTTTCCGAAATCATGCCCGATATGAGTTTCGGTGCATTTTTGAATAAGGTAAAAAACTGGCTCAATTTAGAAGTCACATTCCATAAAAAAACAGTTGTGATCAATTATATTGAGCCTAAATTTTTAAATGGTCCTTTCAAAAAAGAATCACATTTGGAAGTAAAAAAACCGCATAGAAAATTTAACCAGGATAAATTGTATAAACTGATTACTAGCAACGATTCTTTTTACATCTCAAAAGAAGGCATTGTAAGCGATTCTGATGGCTATAGGGGTGAAGACATCACAAAGATTGATATGGGATTAGATTTTATGTCAATTGAAGAATTTGAAGGCGTATTTACGGTTTCAAAAGAAGAATCTGGGGCTGACTTTAAATTATTCTTATACAATGGTTTGCAAAACGATTTGCCAGTAGCAGCTTCAGAAGTTTTTGATAGGGATTTTTCTCTACAAGAAATATATCTAAAATTTTGGAAAAAATGGTTGCAGTTCCGGATGAGTTCAGAGACTTATAAAGACAAGTTTCGAGTTCATATTCTTGAAAAATTTGATATCTCCAAGGGAAGATACAAATACAACAAAAAGCATTTGTACAAGAAAATCACTAAAAAACTTGTCTCTCAAGAGCAATGGGAAGTAGAAATTGAGAGTGACACATTTTAATTAAAATTCTGCAAAAATTCTGCAAATAAATATTCATATCACACTTAAAATACTGATAATCAAGTATGATTGTTTTGACTGTTAATCAAAGGGTCCTTGGTTCGAGCCCAAGAGGGGGAGCAAAGCTTTCAAAAGCCATCCATTAGGGTGGCTTTTTTGTTTCTATAAAACCGCCTAAGAAAGCTTTTTTCATAGATAACACTCACTCTTTCATTCGCATAATTTTTCTCAAAATATCCTCAATTCTTAGGATGCAAAATACCTACAAGCTTGTAGTTGTATACTAGCTGTATTTCTGAAATTTATATCCAATTAAAAACTGAGATGTATGGAAGGAATTCTGTAGAGGTCTCAGGTGAAGGCAACAAATAATTCTTGAGAGGAATAGTAATGTGTAAAATACGCCATATAGAGCTCTTGAATTTATTTGAAGAAAGCAGATAGCATCCCAAAAACAGAATTCTATTTTAGTATGATCGATGAAAAATTACTTGGCGCGGCTAAAAATCTTGTGAAAGTGGTCAAATTGATGGACCAAACGGTAGATGATAACGCACCAAAAAATATTGCCAAAATTATAAAGTTTAACTCCAAAGGCGCGGCTGTTGCCGCATTGTCAAGTGGTTGGATTCCCGGTGCTGGAGGAGCGATAGCCATTACCATTTCAGCAGGATTTATATGGAAAATGTATCTTAACATTAATCAAGAAATCAATGTTCCTATTGCTAAAAATGTTTTAAAATCATTGGCATCTGGTGTGGCTACCAATCTGGCTTCATTTGCCCTTGGAAGCTTAGTATTATCTACAGCATTTTCTCTTTTTCCGGGCTTAGGATCAGCAGGTGCCGCAGTTTTGATTGCCAGCACTTGTTATGGGTTGACCTTGGCTTCAGGTTTTGTGTATCTTAAAATGATGACAAAGATTTTTAAATCTGGAAATAATCCTTCATCCTATAAAGAAAGTGAGCTGAAAAACGTTGCCAAAGATGTTACAAATCGAAAAGAGGTTACAAGGCTGATCAAAGATGCTAAAAAGAGTTACAAGAAAGAAAACTAATCATCAATTTTAATATAAATAAAAAACTGGGACTGATAGTGTACTATCAATCCCAGCGTACGTTAAGTTATCTGGTAAGGTATTTCTCTTATTTTGAATGTTTGAGAAGGTTTAAGCGTATTTACGCATGCACTTCTGAACGACTTGTAATGAGCAAATGATGCATGTTTCTGTAGGTTCTGATAGAGTTGTCCCAAACGACTTCTTTTACTTCATCATTTCGTTTTTCAAAGGCGTATTTCATCAATTCTTGAGCTACGAATCTTGCCAAATGTTGTCCTAAACACGCATGCAATCCATACCCAAAATTGAATTGCTCAAATTTTCTTCCCGGACGGAAAACGTCAAGATCTTCCTCTTGATGTCCTTTTTCATCTCTGTTGGCACTCGCGATGAATAAAGTCAACATTTCATCTTTTTTGATCTGTTGTCCTTCAATCACTATTTCTTGGTTTGCTGTACGTACCAGAGCTTGTACAGGTGGCTCTAATCGAATGGCTTCTGCCACCGCTTGTACTATATTTTCTAAATCGACCTTTTCGCGGTTTTCCAACATTACATAATACACATTGCATAGTAAATTAACCGTATCGTGCATAAACGCATGGAAAATAGCGCCTTTTTGCGCGGTTTCAATATCAAATTCTTCTAAGAATTCTTCATCGCTGAAATTGTCATCCAAACCATCATAGTTTTCGCCCAATTTGGCAACATATAGTAAGCTGTCAGCAAAGCTTTCTGCTTCTTCGTTGGTTAGCGTTAATACTGTGATCAGATTGGCAATATTTTGCATGTGCCAGAAAATTTTATTTTCCTGAGAAACGATATCTACTTTAGGAATGTTTAAAATATCCATAAATAAATGTGTCACCACAGGAATAGCAACTTCTCTTCTGAACTCAATGTCATTGTCTGAAATTGATTCAAAAATGTCTTGCAGTTTCTCAGCAAGGGCATCTTTTAGAGAGTTTTGAAAATACCCATAAATCATGGTTGCCAATTTACTTTTTAGTTGTGGATTTGCGGTGTCTTTGTGAAGAATCCAATCGGTAAGCGCTTTCTTGGCAAACGCTATTTTTGGGTTCATTTCAACTTTTTCAAACAACAAATCGATTCTGTTTGATCTAAAAAGTTCTGGATTTCCAAGGATGTATTTAACGGATTCATGCGTAGAAATCAACCAAGATCCTTGCATTTTGATTGGTGGATGATTTCGTAAATAATCATAAAATTCGTGATATGCTGTTTTTGTCAT